CTGCAATAATTGCGTGTTGTGACAAATATGATGTCGAATTGACAGCAGATTGTTATTACACACAACAGACTCTTCGAAAAATGTTAAAGCGGGGTGATAATTTGACTTTGTTATCTGATGATATCTCATATCAAGTCACTATTCTCAAAGGCACAAAAGTAAGTTTTGAAAACTCAGCGATAGTCGCTGACGAGTTCGATACTTTAGATTGGCACTCACTTGTAGCAAGTGACTTCCCAATCAACACCAATATTTCCAATATGGAACAGGGTAATGGTGTTTACCATGGAGAACGCCCTGAGAGCAGCCCTCTCGAAGATTCTCAACCAAAAGGATTGAACAAGTTTTATCCGACTGTTCATGGTAGTATAAGGATAGCTACAACAACAGAAGAAAAGAATGTTCTCTCAGCACATTCACAAGAAGCTGAGACGGTCGGTCAAGTGCCTTTTCTTGACAAAACGGAAGAATCAACTACTGGACAACAAATTGTGTCATTCTCTACACAATTGGCTCCAATTGTTTCCACCATTCCAGAAGTTACAACAATTAGTAACGACGTTATGGCCAATGTTGCAGAGAATCGAGATCATACGATTAAGGACATTATATGTCGTGAGTATAAGTTTGATTCGTTTACTGTTCCTATTGGTGGAAGTAGCGGAGAGGTTTTAAAGAGATGGGATGTTTTATCGTTGCTTTTAGCGCAACCCAACGTTGCTGACAAATTGAAAGGATTTACGTATTTACGAACGGATGTTTATATTCGTTTGGAAATTGCAGTACAACCTTTTGTTAGCGGTGGTTTGATGTTGACACTATTTCCAGATATAACTTCTGAGGCGATTGATAACAGACTAACGCGTATACAACTGTCAACAGCACCAAATCTTCAAATTTCAAATCCTTCATCACAAACTATGCAGATTAGAATTCCATTTGTTTCACCATTTTTGGCAAGGAATTTAATCAATGGGAATGGAAATATTGGTACAGTTATCTTATCTAGATTATGTCCATCAACAATTTCTGCTTTTAATATTACAGCATATGTTAGTGCGGATGTTGATACTGTTCGACCCGAGTACCCAACTATAGTGTCTCCTCCTGTAGGAGTCATGGAGTTGGAAAATAGGATTAAGCAGTTGACGGTATCCTTACAAGGTTTACGAGAATTAGAAGCGATCTATAATGAAAATCTTCCACAAATGCATGCAGACACTGAGAGTTCAAAAATTCGAAAGAGCGGAGCGATTTCGGGTATTTTGAATACAGCTGGGAAAGTAGCGACAGTTGCGAGTGGAATTCCGGTTATTGGAACAGTAGCATCGACTATAGCACCTTTTCTGAAGATTGGTTCCAGTATAGCGGGAGCTCTTGGCTTATCGAAACCACCAAATGATAAACCAGTTACAGCAGTTAAATGGAAACCAGGTGATGGACATTTATCTGCTCAGGGCTCAAATCCTATGCATTTGTTTACTTTAGATCAAGGTTGTGGAGTTGATACAGTGTCAGGTGAGTTTGGTTCAAATATGGATGAAATGTCAGTACAGGCCATAATGAGAATTCCCAGTATTATTGGTGATTTTGATTGGTCCACAAGTGATGTGACAGGGAAAATTTTATACCGAGCGCCATGCACTATTTCACAGTGTATCATTCAAGGTGATGATGTGTATATGACTCCTCAGATGTGGTTAGCATCAACTATGCAAAATTGGTTAGCGTCTCTTATTTTCGATTTCGACGTTTATGGCACTCATTTTCATAAAGGTAAATTAAGGTTTATTTATGCTCCTATGGATGAAGGAACGCATAATGTTGGTTCAACTTTACCGCCAACAATTGTTAATTTGGGAACTTCAGCCGTTGTAGAATTTAGTGGAGATCATGTAAATCATTCACAACGTATAGAGCCTGCTACGAATACAAATATGAAATATGTTCCAACGCCTGTTGAATCGGGTACTGGTACATCATTGACACAATTTCGTGGTAGTCAATATACTGACATTTGCAGTTTCGGAACGTTGTATGTTTTAGTAGAAGTTCCTCTCCAAGCGTCTCCAACGGTTTCTGATAAGATTAGCGTCATTGTGAGTTATTCAGCAACGAACGTAAAATTATCAAATCCAACGACAGGTTTGAATTTTGTTCCACAACTTCATATGGATTCAAATACATCAACATTAGGAACTGAGTACAATAAGTATTCTCGTTCTGAAAGGATGGAAATGGAACCAGATATGGTTGTTGGTAACTCAGCCCAAATCCGTGATCTTACTAACATGAAATTAACAATGGGTGATGAGTTTAATCATTTAAATAAATTGCTCAATGCTTTCACAGTTTTTGCTCCCACAATTAGTGTTCCGTCTAAGGGCATATTGAGAATGGCGCCATTTGCTTTTCGTACTCTAGAAGAGACTGATCAGTACAATCTTGATCTTATAGATTATTTTGCAGTAGGTTTTGCATTTTTTAAAGGAAGTATGAATATAAGAATGGTTAGTAAGGTTGGAAATATGGATGGTGAAGCATATATATCAACATCATTTGGAAATCAGGCTCCTAGTGGAATACCATCAGCAGGTTGGTTCACGTTTGGTTCAGGGTTGTTTCAATTACCTCGCGGAGGAAGTAGAGTTGTTCCCATTTTCGATTCAGAACGAGCCGTAGATTTTTCTATTCCATATTATCAAGGTTTTCATATGGCGAGAGTTGTTCAACCGACTGATGCGTATGCAGCAAGTTATTCTCGTGGTACTTTGCCAACGCAGTTAACATACGCGCCATATTTTTCTCCAGACGTTCGTCTTTTTAGATCAACGGGTGAGGACTTCAAATTTGGTTATATTTGTGGTCTTCCTAAATTCAAGTTGGTTGCATCGCGCATCCAACGTGCCGTTGACGCTGCATCTACTGAAGATGTAGTTTAATTTAATAACCATTAACAAATCCTAAAGTTTGGTAATCAATAAGCGACTATGTCCGCTTTAGGTAATGATGTGATATAAAACTGATCATCGTTTTATTTTTAATTCCGTTTCTTTTGCTTATAGCATTTGGGGAGCGGTACCTAGTTTTAGGAATAACAAAGTTAAGTCTCCGTACTATACAGTATGTTTTCTGTCTAGCTTAAATGTCAAGGAAAACATTTACCTTATGTACTGTGTAGATGACTTATTGTTTGTTTTAGAATTAAGTTTAAATTCTTTGTTAACAA